GGCGGTGGCGGTGGTGCTGACGGTTCTGGTGTAGACGGTGTTTCGGGAATATCTGGTGGTGGTGGCGGCGGCGTTGGTAGAACTGCTAGCGGTGTGGGCGGCATAAGTGCCCTCAACACACAAGGCAACGCGGGGGGAACAGGCAACGGGAGTTCGAATCTTTCCAATAGAAATGCGGGCGGTGGCGGTGGTGCCGGTGGCGGTGGCGGCTCCGCGACCAATGCCATTGGCGGGGACGGCGGAATTGGCTTGCAATCCTCAATGACAGGGACAGCACTGTTTTATGCTGGTGGTGGCGGAGGAAGCACAAACAATAGCGGTGACACCCCCGGTACGGGCGGTTCAGGCGTTGGCGGTGCTGGCGGTGCTGGCTCAGCCGGTGTTGCCGCTTTGCCCGCTAATCGTGGGAGTGGTGGTGGCGGCGGTAGTTCTAACGATGCTGGCGGTGCTGGCTCAGCCGGTGTCGTCATAGTAAGGGTCGGATAATGGCTTACTACGCTTACTTACAAAACGGGTATGTCGCGCAGGTTCATGTTGTAGCCGATGCGATTCTGACTGACACCGAAGGAATCTTGCGGGAAAGTTTGGGGCAAGAGTTTCTCGCAGGCCTGTATGGATATTCGCTTGAACATTTAGTTCAGTGTTCAATTGAGGGAAGTTTCCGGTTTAACTATCCTGGACGCGGGTTTACTTACGATGAGGCCCGTGACGCTTTCATCCCGCCAACCCCTTACCCTTCATGGGTACTCGATGAGGCTACCTGTTTGTGGGTGGCACCTATAGATTATCCTGCCGACGGTGGGCGGTACGTGTGGGATGAAGAAACGACCGACTGGAGGGAAGTAGAAGATGAAACTCCGTAACCCTTGGCCTGAAGGTCGAACAATCAACGCGAGGAGTCCTTACGGTTGGAGAGCGAAGCATCCCATTACGGGTAGGCGCACTTTTCATCACGGGGTGGACGTTTCGGGGGTGTTCCCTGTCACGGTTGCCGGTGATGGTGTTGTCGTGAAGATTGGGTGGAGTCGCACAGGTGGCGGTCATACAGTCTTGATTGACCATGGGCAGATTGTGACGGTCTACTATCATGGGGCGCACCGTACCGGGTTGCGTAAAGGCCAACGGGTTGTGACGGGCGACTTCATTTACACCTCTGGGACTACCGGCTCGAGCACAGGAAACCATCTCCATTTTGAGGTTCGGAAACGTGGCGGGCGTTGGGGAAATACGCAGGATCCTGTGCCGTTCCTTGACGGTGCTCCCGTCGTCGTAAAGCCTGCACTGCTAAAGGTGGATGGGCGTTTGGGGCGCAACACGTGGAAAGCTTTCCAGACTGCACTCACGAACGCTGGTTTCCCTCTGGGCCGTATCGACGGCAGGCCGGGAAGGATGACCTACACAGCTATCCAGAGATGGGCTGGGGCGAAACCTGATGGGGTGTTCGGGCCAAACACTCGACGGGCTGTACAGTTGAGGCTTGACGTGAAACCGGATGGCGTGTGGGGGCGTCTAACAATTAGCGCCCTGCAGCGGGCCATCAACGAAGGTGCTATCAGATGAGTGACGAACAAGAAGCGCTCGCGGTAAGGGTTTCTATGCGGGATATTTATTTTGAGGTGCAACGGCAAGGGAAACTGTTAGAGAAAATTGCTAACAGTCTGCCCGATAGTGAGCTAAAGATTGAAGACCATGAGTTGCGGATTCGTAAACTTGAGATGCGGATGTGGCAGGCTATCGGTGCGTTCGGTTTCCTCGCCGCGGTAGTGTCGCCGTTGATTGCGGTGCTGACACGATGAGCAACCCTAAGTGGAAGATTAGACGTAGATACATTTTCGCGGCCTTCGCGCTCGGTGTCGCCCTTGTTGTGTCATCGATTGTTGCGGTGTGGCAAGACCGGTTAGGTGCGGGCGACCTGATTACGGGTGGGGTTGCTCTGATAAGTTTGATTCTTACGTCCTACATTTTTGGGGCGGCATATGACGATAAGAGAGTGGAGAACACGGATGGATAAGTTGAAAGCGTACTGGAATTTTTCGGCTGAGCGTGCAGTGAAAACTGTGGCGCAGGTGGCGATTGCAACTATTGGTGTGGGTGCTGTAGGCATTTTGGATGTGGAGTGGGGGCAGGTTGCTTCGGTCGCTGCCCTTGCCGGTGTCATGTCCCTGTTGACTTCAGTGCTGACTTACGACAAGGCCGCAAAGTGATGGGGCGGCTTGACGCTGTGGAGCGCGTTGATGGCTATGAGGTACCTGTAGACCCTATGGACTTGTTACAGTGCGATAGCTGCCAGTAAGGTAATTTTGTTTGCCCCCTCTCTCAAGGGAAGAGACCCCCCAGGCTTAACGGCTTGGGGGGTCTTTTTTTGTTACCTTTTTGTGAGATTCCTAATTAGGTGTTTCGTTACAGGTGGTGGCAGACTGTAGACACAAAGCAACACCACCTAGAGAGAGGTAAACAAAATGATTGAAACAGGAACGATTGTAAAAGTCTGGTACTCGAGCGGGCCTGCAGTAGTTGGCAAGTTTGCGGGAATGGTTGACGGATACTACACAGTAGAGGGCAACGTGGGCCGCTACGCATATATTGAAATTGTGGGAGGCTAATCAAAATGGGACACTATAAAAACCTCGAGGTTGCTATGCAAGACGACGTAACTCGTTACCACAACTGGTACGAGGCGGTTGGGCACACACTCGACGCGGTTACGTGGGCTTGGTTGGATGAACGTAGCGAACGGTTGTGGAGCGCGATAGAGCTTTGGGAGCTGAGCCCATACCAGGCAAAACGCGCCGTAGATCACGTCGCTTTACAACCGGTGACGCGGGCGCAAGCTCTCGCCGCCGAACGTAACCAAAAACGTAACGTACAACTATCGAGCCTGGATTGGGCTTTAGCGTTTATCGGTATCGCCTTTTTTGGGTTGCTCTCGTTGACACTATTCGTTATGGCCGTGACGTGATGGGTTGGGTGTTAATGGTAATTGGGGCCGGGTTTTTGTTTGCCCCTGGAATGGTTGACCCGCTGGCACCTATCAACGGTGCCTCGCTTATTGGCTTAGTGTTGGTTGGTTGGGCGACCGTACGACTTGTAAGCGGTCGACGGTGAGCTACGACTACAGCGACCTTATGCGCGCAATTATTGACGAGGGCAGCGAGGTGCCTTGTATGACCTGGCCAGACTTGTTCTTTCCCGAGCTTGGGGAAAGCACCGTACGGGCTAAAAAGCTGTGTGGGTCGTGCCCGGTAAAGTTACAATGTCTCGAGTACGCTTTGGACGCCGGCGAGAGTATCGGTGTCTGGGGTGGCACGAGTGCTAAAGAGAGATGGAGGCTAAAAAATGCAGGTAGTTAGCACAGGTAACCGGGTTTTGGTTACCGCTACAGATAGTTGGAATATGGAAGAGGGCCGGCTTGTGCTGACCCTAAAAGAGGCGCGCACGTTACGTATAGCGCTGGAAAATATGCGGCTAACGTTTGGTATTGAGGGGGTGGGCGAAGATGGCGAGGACGGTTAGAGCGCGTAGCACTGATCCGGTTACTTCACACTTGGCCGCTGACTCGGTAGACAACGTCACGGCGACGCAAGCGTATATTTTGCGGTGCTTGAAACGGCCACGTAACGACACCCAACTAATCGACGCTTACAGGGGTTACAAGACGGCACCTCGGGCGTCAGAGTCTGGTATTAGGTCGCGTAGGGCTGAGCTCGTAGATCGTGGGCTTGTGACCGATACGGGCCGTAGGGTGCTTTTAAACTCTGGCCGGTATTCGATTGTCTGGGGGTTGTCTAATGTCTAAATGGGTTGTCGAGTTTCTTGAAGATGACCCCGAGACGTTATACGTGAGTATTTACGAGCACCGTAAAGAAGGTAGCGCGGGGGCGCGGTTGGACTTGGTAACAAGTGCCCGGTTTTTCGCGTTGTCGGACGCAACTTTTTGGGTGGGACACGAGCTCTCGTCGCTGATGGGGGAGCACTGGTACTAATGCTCACCGCTGACCAGTTTGTGGCGTCTAAACAGCTTGACGAGGCCGGGTGGCTCGAAGCTCGAACTTTAGGGTTGTCTGCTACCACTATGGCTAAAGCTATGACGCCGGCGGGTTTCCGAGACGTTGTGGCGGAGTGGGATAACCATACCCCGATACCTGTAAATGCTTATATGCAGTTTGGGCTTGATAATGAGCCGTGGCTGGCAATGTGGACTAAACAAGTGACGGGTGTTATGCCTAACGACTGGCTGATACGCCACGAGTCGAACCCGATCGCGTTGGCAACACCTGACGGTATTAGCCTCGACGGCGACACTATTGCCGAGATTAAGACGACGGGTAAAGATTGGGGCAGCCT